TTGTGGCGATATTGAGAGTCACCGCAGGATTGGAGAAGATGAATTGCGGCAGACGGAAGATGAACTCGGCTGCGTCGAGCATAAGCTGCACGTCGTCACGGGTCTCCTTGTCTGTAACATCGGCAGGAACACCGTCCATAATCTCTTGCAGTGCTGAAGATGCCGAAATCATGCGTTCGTCAACAAGAACACTGTAACCGCCGTGATAATGCAGAAGGAAGCCGCCCTTTGTCTTGTAGAGTTTGTAGACGTCACCGTCCTTGGTCGCCTCGATGTCGTTCTTGCCGACATGGAAAGGGCTTTCGATGTTGTTTTGGTCAATCTCGGCTTCTGTCAGTTGGTCGAGAAGTTTGCGTGTCTCGATGGGGTCTTTGCTTAACTCCACGAGCTTTTCTCTCAATTCGATTATCTTGTCGTTCATTAGCGAGCCTCCTTTTCCATATCTTTGAGCTGCATATAGATGGCAGCCTTGATGATTTCCTTGTTAAGTTCCTCCATTGTCATCTCGTCGTAGTTGACAGGGCAGACGCTTGGCAGATTGAGTGATTTGAGGTAGTTGGCACGTGCAGCCTCCTTCTCCTTGGATGTGAATGTCTTGATGTATGACTTGTCGAGAGTCACATACGGATAAACCTCTTCAATCTCCGTAATGGAGAAGATGTCGCCGTTGACATATATCACTCTGTGTGTGAGGTCAGGATTGCGTTTCACGATGCCATAAGCGATGCTGTTGTTGGCTTTGCGAATCTTGGCGATGCCTTCAATCCAAACTGTGTTCTTTGTAGCCGCCTTGGGCAGCTGTGTCAGGTGCGCCTGCTTGAGGGCGTCCTGCAATAGTCTTTCTTCAATTTTTTCCATATAGCTATGTGGTTTAAGAATTACCTTGCAAAAATACTAAAAATTTCTTTATTCGCCATCTTTTAATTCGTTTTCCGCTTCATAACCCGTCTTTTTCATCGCTCCGATGGAGTGGTTGGCGAACTGTTCTATCTGTTTTGACGACATTCTGCTGATGTCCTTTTGGGGTATGAACTTCATCAGGAAGTGGGTGAATTTGGTTCGGGGCTCCTTGTAGTAGAAAGCCCTGAACCAAAGCTGCCATTCGTCTTTCCAATGGATTATGTCGTTGTCCTGTATCGGTATCACGAGGCATTTCTTCTCCTCTCCGTCGATATTGACATCGGCGAGTTTCACTCCGATAAGGGCACTTAGATTGATTTTTCCGACGTAGTGCGACATAGTGTCATTCGGGTATCGCTGCGTCCAGCACCTGCTGTATCTGAGCCTCTTTGTCGATGTTGAGACCGAAGGTGTTTTGCAGTACGTTTTTGAACATCGTAATCTTCTGTTTGGCGTTCTTCTCGTTGAGGATGTCGTGTTTTACGGCATAGTTGGAGCAGATGGAGAAGCAGATGCTTGCTGCGTTGTACATATCCTGTTCCGAGAAGTCCATCATCATAGAGATGCACTCGTCGTTTTCGTCGTGTGTGTCGTACTCTTCGAGTGTTTCGTGGAGTTCGAGCAGTTGGTTTCTGAGGTAGTTTTCCTCTTGTTTCACCTCTTTGAGGAATTTCTTTTCTTCTTTAGTCATAGTTGTGATTTTTTATCGTCCACTACTCCCGAATCCCCCTTCGTTTCTGTCGGTTTCTTCAAACTCCTCTACTTCAACGAACTCGATTTCGGGGATTTCAAAAAATACAATTTGTCCGATTCTGTCACCTTTTTTAATCATGAATGAATCTTTTTCATGATTATTGATAATCAAGCCGATTTCACCAGTATACGGAGGGTCGATGAGTCCTGTAAGAACATCGGCGTCATGCCTTTTGTCATCAGCTCCTAACATGCCTTTGGAATCATTACCGCTTCTGCCCTTAATATGTGCAGCACAATTTAATGGCATTTGAATTTTAAAGCCCAAAGGTATAACGCTTCTACCGACAGGAACAACTGTGTCAGATTGAGCATACACGTCAAATGCTGCATCAAATCTATGGGCTTTCCGTGGCAAAACATTATTTTTGTCAGTTCTGATTATTTTAATGCCACTTGGTGCTCGGTAGACTGCTGCAACGATTCTGCTATGTTCGTCTCTCACAATTGTTTTTAATTTATTGTGTACAGATGAGTGCTCGCTTTTTGTTAGTGGCTCAAGATTTTCTATCTTATTATTATAATGATTCAAGTCTTTGTGATGAACTACAATATTATTAGGAAGATAATATTTGCCGTTTATTTCTACGAAATACTTCTTATCAAATAATTGATAGTTTTGTTCAACCAATAGTCTAAAAGATTTCACTCTGCCATTTTTATTAGCGAATGGGTGTTTGGGGCAATAAATCCAATTGTCATAAACATAATTATTTTTCTTGCGTGTCTGCTGACCTTTAAAGGAGCTGTTTTTGTCGCCTTTTAAACCGTACTGATGGTTGTTCTCGCCAATAAACCATGTTTTTCTATATTCGTTACAACATGTACGACTGCAAAAGAAACCACCCATGGGTCTATTTCTATTTAATTGGAAAGGTTTTAAATGAAAAGCCTTTCCGCACACCTTACAAACGGCGTTATCTTCTAATGGTTTTTTTGTTCCCATAACTCATTGATTATCAGAATGGTAAACCGTCAGCATCCTCGTCATTGGTTGCTTCATTATTGTTTTGTGGTGCCTGTTGTGCAGGTCTTGCCTGCTGTACTCCTGTCTGCGGCTGATAGGTGTATTCCTCAGCTTCCTGAGCTTGAGAACCGAACTCTTTCAGATTGCCGACAATAGGCTTGCGTACACCTGCTTCACGCTCTTCTTTGGTTGATGAGAGAGTGACCATGTGTGAGCCGTATTCTGAGTTAGGGGTGGCAATGCAAACGAGGTCGAGATAAGTGCCTTTCTCGCCTTCGAATACGTTGTTATCTGTTATCGGAATTACAACACATCTCTTGGGTGTTCCGCTTTTGCCTGTAAGGGTGACCTTGCCAAAACCTTCGAGCTTGGAGAGGTCAAATTTAAAATTGTAATTTGCCATAATACTTGTATTTATTTGATGTTAATAAATGTCTTCGTTAATCTGTTTTACTATTTTGATGTCTTTGCCGTAAATGATATTGAACAGTATTCTTTTCTGTTTGAATGTTTCTGTTTCAAAGCCTTTAAAATCTTCAACAATTTCTTCGCCTTTTTTGTTGATATAGACGAAATCCGCTTCATAGTAGCGTTTTCTGTCGAACTTTTGGATTTCCACTTCTTTGCCGTCGGGCATCCGCAAAAGGGCTACTGCTCCTTTGGGTATGAGAGTAAATGGCACGTGAAATCTCAGGTTGGAAATCTTGCCTGCACGTTCCATAAGTTTGAGGAAGCACCAACGCTGTTTCTCGTGGATGGAGTCAAATGTTATACCATCATATACCACAGGCTGATTGTGGTATTTGCTTTCGCCTTTCTTCTTATAGTTTTTTGTCCAAGTCATAGTTCAATTGATGATATTAGTTTTGCTCCGTCCCATTTGTTGATGACCGTTTTACTTAGTTTGTCTGTGTAATCCGCCACTAAGAGGTATTCCGCTCTTGTTGCGATGCCGTCGCAAGCAGTCTCTATGGCTTTTGCCAATTTCTCCATTTCTTCCTGTGCATCCATTGCTATTCTTTGTTTATCAGTTCCACATAATCGTTCTGCGATGCGTGAATAGTCTTGTGAACCTTTATCTTGCCTGCTCTCCACCATTCGTTGAGGATGCTTTTTACGTCTTTGTCAAAGGCAGAGAAAAGCTCCCGTTTTGTGACTTGGTTAGGCACAGTCGTGCTTTTTGCCTTTTCTTCCTGCATCTCCGACAGGCGTTCGTATAAGTATTTTTCTAAATCAGAAATCATTATTTTACATTTCTACATTTCTTCCTTCAGTATATCCTTTGCAATATGCATCCTTATATATTCTTCTGTAAAGACAAGTCGATGGTCTTATATGGTCGCATCGTGTCTTTGATAACTTGCAAATTGGGTCATACTCGCTTTTGTTGTCGTAGAACTCGCAGTGCTTTATCATAAACTCATCAATTATTTTTGCTTGTCCAAGAGATGGCATTCCTGCCATAGTTCCGAGAGAGTCAAGCATTTCTCGTTCTTCTTTCCTTAATTTTTCTTCGTTCATAATTTAAAATTCATCGTTATCAATTTTGTAACTGTATCCTGCATGAGCCACCGAGACGTTCTTGAAGCCTGTATACTCTTGAATGGTCTTGACCGCATAGTCGGGGTTGACATTCATACTCGACAGGTGTATCAGGATTATCTGCTTGGTGTTCACCGAGATGTTTGCTTTGCAGAACTTGGCGCAGTCTTCGAGTCCGAGGTGGAACTCAGGATGCGCCATACTCACGTCATGGTTTGCGAGATTGTCCAAGAGCGTGTCATCGTCATGGTTACATTCAACCATTATGCAGTCGATGTCCTTGAACTTGAGATTGACTCCTGTGGTGTCCGTCAGGAAGAGTATGCGTTCTTTTGTCGGAGTTGTTATTAAAAAACCGTAATTAGGGACATTATGCGGGGCTTTGAATGTTTGAATGATAAATTGCCCTATCTCGTTGCGATGTCCGCTAAAAAGTGGCTTAAATCGGCTCAAATAGCCTTCTTTGATAACTTCCTCATGGGCATAGCAGTCAACACCTCTTCTGATGAACTCTTTTGCGGTGGATGGGTTGATGTGGTCGGTGTGCCTTAGTTTGTCACCGATGTGTGGCAACACAGCCACACACCATCGACAGTTCCTCCATATTTAAAAAGTCAATATATCTTTGAAACTTGCTCCCCAACTCCAAAACAAGGATTTCATCATCTGATTTGATGATGTACCCGTTGCCGTGAACGCTGCCCGAATTGACTATGCGAATCTCAGTCATGTCTTTATTCCTTAACGTCCTTGTTTTTTTATATACGCAATAAAAAGGCATAGTGCCGCCGAAGATTCAAGAAGTGCTGCCAATCCCAAACCGATTCGTGCATTTTTGTCAATAATTGTAACATTGAGAAGGTATATGCCAATAAATGCTGTTACAATTGTAATCATAAATAAAGTGATGCACGTTAATAAACAAGATTCTTTTTCCATTTTACCATGCTTCATGAACAATGTCTCCAACTTTCATATTGTCTATTTCCTCTTCCGACACATTAAATTCTGGCACTTGTGAAGAAAAACGGTCGTACAGAATCCAAATGTCTTTCTCTTGGTCAAACTCTTCGAGTTTTTTAATTAGTTCCTTGACTTTCATTTTGTATCATTTTAAGTTCATTTTTACATATTGGGCACAACACTTTGTGGTCTTCCAAATATTTTATTGTCTTTTCTTTAAGCGATTCATGGAGTCGGAGAGAAAAGTTTGCGCCACATTCATCACAATAGTATTTTCCCAATATTACGATATGACCGAAAAGTTTTTCTCTCTTCTTTTGAATTTTTTCTTTAATGCGCTTTTTCATAGTTTAGTCTTTGTAGCCTAATACTTCTCCGAGGTCTTTCATTGCGTCTCTGACGTCGTTTATCGTTCCGCCCATCCATGCGCAATATACATTCTGTGCTGCTTCTAATAGTGTCATAACTCAAAGTTTAATTCCGTAGTTTTCTCCCATGATGATTCTATAATAAATCTTGCTCTATAATAACAAAAGTTTTGTTGTCAATTTCAACAACAGTTCTATTACTGAACCTTTCTTCGCTTGTTCTTACAACAGGTTCTTTCCAAGAATGATATTTTGACAAATCTTTTAAGTATTGAAACGCTTTATCTTTTGTTGAAAAAAACTTGTCTGGTTCTTGGAATTTCACGGCGTCTCCTGCGCACACTGCAAAAACCTTTATTTGTTGTCTGTTGAATTTTGTATAGTCTTGACCTAAATTGTAAGCATAACAAACTTCGCAACCATCGTTTTCTCCATATATTAAATCTTTATTGCCGTGTTCATCATATAAAAGATGATAAACTCCGTTAAACGGGCATGAATAGTTTGTTATTTGACAAACATGCCGCCCGCTAATTTCTTTTACATGAAAACATTTTTCTCCTTTTTTACTCATTTTTTTTTATTTTTAAAGTTTAATTCCGTATTGTTCTTGCATAAGTTTCGTTGCCCATTGAGGGTAGTTGTCGTTGCAACTTGATAGCTCAAATGCGTACTTTCTTAACTTCTTTGCGACATCTTGTTGCGGCACTTCTCCACCTTGAAATCCGTACACTTCTTGGATGTAGTCGATGTCCGCTTTCAGTTTCTCATTGTGAGTGAATGCTTGTAACCACTTGAACAAATCTCCGATTTTAAACCATTTTTCTTTTTTCATACACTAACCTTTTGAAATTTAGTTTCTCTATCTTCGTGTCCACAATAGACGCATTCAAAATTACATATGTGTGTATGAGAAAACATGTGAACAAGAATTTCACCATTTTCTTTGTCAATAGTCCTTCCGCAAGAAGGACAAGTATATGTAATCTTCATACTTCAATCCTTTTAAACATTCTCTTCCACCAAGGCAGTCTGTTGATTTTGTCAACTTTCTCTGTCAGTTTGCTATACTTATACATCCATCGATTTTTCTCTGCAGTGAGCCAATCGTTGCGTTCTTGCTCTGCGAGTCTCTGCGCAGCCTCACGTTTGTATTCCTCAATCTTCTCTTCGTCGACGTCAAGGATGCAATAGTAGTCTTTCGTCTCTTCGATGATACGTTCTTCGCCAACATATTGGTTGACAACAGTCGATTCTTTCTTGAGGAAGATTTTTTCGCCTATCTCCACAGGTATGCCTTTCATAGCGTGGATTATCTCGCCCATAGTCTTGGCGTTGCAGGTGAAGATGCCGTACATCTTGACGTACTGCTCGCCGTCGACGTAGACTCCTTTGTTGGTCTCCACGACGAGTTTGCCGGCTTCGTCAAAGTAGAACCTTTGGGTGCGGCTCGATTCTTTGTTGGTGTCCTTGCTTTTCTCCATAGCGCTTATTTCTTTTTCTTTAGGTTTGCAATCTTTTGCATCTCGGTGGCTTCTTTCTTGAGGTTGTTGGCTCTCTGCTGAGCCACCTTTGTCGCCTCGTTGAATCTCTCCACGTCGGCTTCCACGATGCGAGCTTGGGCGAGGATGTAGGCGTCTTCTTCGGCTCTCCAACGCTTCTGCTCCGCTGTCAGTTTCTTTTTTGGTGTCATAGTTACTTCTCCTTTTTCTTGTTGGATTTCGGTTTGTCGGTCTTGCCTAATGTCACGCCCGACTTCTTGATGAGTTCGTTAGCCATCTCGAGTGAGTGACGGAGCGAGTCTGCTTCCTGTTTGAGGTTGAAGCTCTTGACTTTGAGTCTTTCGATTTCCTTTTCCAACTCTGCTTTCTTGTCACGCAGCGTCTTCACTTCTATCTTGAGTTCTGACAGGTCTGTCTGAATCTCGAACCATTTGTCGTCTGATAGTATCTTCATAACGATTATTATTTTAGGGTTTTTATTTGGTGGCGTGGCAGGACTCGAACCTGCGACATACACTACTGGTTGTGCTGCTCTCCCCTCTGAGCTACACGCCACTCCGCAATGAACACAACAAAAAAAGTTTATGATTTTAGCTTTTTCGATGATTTAAAGATGGAGAATATCCACTCCAACAGTCGCCAAATCTCCTCTCTGTCGTACATCTTATTGGCGCATAAGCCGCAGCCCAAGCCGATGAGCGCTGTCTTTACCCATCCCTGCCACTGAGTGATGTCGCCGCAGTCGGCGAAGAATCCGAGTTGGAGACCGAAGCCGAGGGCAGCCAATCCGATGCTCATAACCCAACTGATGATGAGCTTGGTTGTCGAGTTCTCGATTTTGAAAATCTTGTTTACTGCTTCTGTAATGAGCAGAACTGCGCCTACGAAGGCTACGAATGTTGAAAACATTGTCATAATTGTACTCATAATTATTTGTATTTAATGGTTAAAGTGTCTTAGAACTCGTCGTCGTTAGGTCTTGGGGCTTCCTGTGCCGCCATAGGCTCGCTGCCTGTGCCTGACGCCATCGCTTTCTCTCTCTCGGCTGAGCCGTCGTCTGTCGGCTTGCCCTCCTGCAGTTGTGCCTGTGGTTTCTCGTCGTTCACCTCTTCGAACTCTGCGAACTGACCTTCGTCGTTTGGCTGATGGATGTTCTGCATGTCATCATCCTCGTCAGGAGCGACGATTGCTCTCGGTGTGGCGTTGATGACCTTTGTGCATCCGCTGTTGATGACGGTACGGATGGCCATCTTTTCGTCAAAGTCCTTATGCACCTGCAAGGTCTGAGAACTCGACTTGCTCCAAGCCTTCATAATCTGCTTGCGTGTCATCACATAGAGCTCCTGTGAGCCGTCGTCGCAAGGGAGGTAGACGTATGCGCCCTCGAATTCTTTGTCAAGGTTCTCGAACTTCTGTTCGTGTTTCACGAGTTTCATCTTGCCTGTCTCGGGGTCGATGGTGTAGACGAAGTCGTCGCCTTCTCTGATGGTGTGGGCTATCGGCGTCCAATTGGGGTAGAGACGTTTCACTTGCAGGATGTGTCCGAAGTATGACGGTTGGAACGTCAGCTTGTCACCTCTGCATATAAAATACCCCTGATTGAGGCTTACGTCCATACCGCATACCACCATCTTGAAGAGTGCCTTCTGAATGGATACCGGCGTGCAGACCTCGAGTACAGGTCTCTTGTTTTTATCGACGGTCTCCTGAAGGACCAACATACTTGCTTTGATTGCATTTGCCGCTGAGTAATCGGCGGGTAAGCGGAATCCCGCTTCACATAATTGGTTCACTCTGTCAAGCACCTGTGAACCTACGTCTTTCTTAACTGTCACTTTGTTGTTTTCTGCCATAATACTACTTTTTAATTGTTTAACGATTCTATTATTTTTTCTATCTCCTGTACGTCGACAGGGTATCTTCCGTGGTTGTGGCTTATCTCGGACTGCACTGCGTTGATTTTGTAGTACACCGTTCTCGCCGTGTCGTAACCCAACAGGTATTTGATGTCTTCTGCGGGCACGTCGTTCTTGTAAAGCAGGTATGTGAACATACCTCTCGCACCGCTCAACGGATAGGTCTCACGCAGGCTGTACAGCTCTTCCTTGGCGATGTTGTACCACTGAAGAACGGCTTTCTCTATTTTCTTAATTTTCTCTTCCATAACGGATGCAAAAATACGAAATATTTCAATACGTTGTACAACTTTTTTGAAAAATATTTTTCATCAAGCCGTCAACGTCTTTTTTTGTTGGCTTTTTTCTTGGGGTGGCGTTTTTCGTGTTCCTTGGTGATGGCGTCGCATTTAGCCTTGAGGCGGTTGATGAGTTCCACGTCTTGTTTGGGCGTATGCTGTGCGTTCCACAGGTCCACGAACTCCTTGCGGCATTTCCATTTCGGCAGGTCGAGCCATGTTCGTGCGTCAATCTTGTACAGCATCGTCGCCTCCTTCCGTTTCTTGTTGTCCGACTTCTTTCACTTCGCTGTGGCCGAGGATGAAGCAGTCGACGACTTTTCTGAGTTCGTCGAAGTCGTCCATAAAGGCGTAGGCGAGACCTTTGCTCGGGAGCAGTTTCTGCAGGTGCTCGTCGTATTGTTTCATCCACTTCTGAGCGTTGTTGAAGAGGAATTTTGTCTGTTGTGTCTTGAGACCTCTTTTCTCGAGCATTTCCGTTGCGTCGTTCATATAGTCGTTGGCGACTGAGAGGAGCATATAAGACGCCATGATGTTCATATAGAGGTCGAGGGCTGCCTGTTCGCTGCCCATAAGTTGGGTGATTGTTGCCTGATTGTTAGCCATTGTTTGTGTGTTTTTTGTCGTAGTTGAACATTCTTTGGCATTTGCCGTCGCAGTGGAGCGAGAGGTGCACGCTTGATGCCAATGCCTGCCGTTTGGCGCAGGTGCCGTCTTTACGTCTTTGCCGGCACGTCATCTTGTAGGTTTCCCTTGTTGCGTTGTCAATCATAGTCTATCTTTTTAAGTGTTTTTTGAAAAGGTTATACATGCTTGCCATTGAGTCCAAGAGGTTTATCTGTTCCCACCTTGAAAGGTCTTCCCAACCGATTGTCTCTCCGTCTTTTTTTATTTCGGATACGTCGTTATTGCCGTCTCTGTAAGTCGTGATTGTTACCATATTTCCAATGTTGTTTGGTTTGTGTCTTGTTTTTTACTTTTCTTCGGGTATTTTTTGCGCTCGGTCTTCATGTAAGGGCAAAGCACGCCGTACAGGATAAACTCGGTGCAGATGTCGTAAGTCTCCTTGTAGATGGGCTTCTTTGAGAACATCCTCGTGACGATGTCCCTTTGTATCGGACACTTCGGCATATTGTCCTTGTCGGAGTTGGTGTATTTGGTGCCTTTTTTCTTCGGCTCGCTTGACTTGACGCATTGGTCGCAGTTGTATTCCTCGAACCGCATGTGCTCGGTGCCGGAAGAAAACGGGTCTTTGTCTATCAATACTCTTTTCATGGTTAGAATAATGTTAGTTGTTGTTTTTCACGTTCAATTCTCTCACAGGCTTTCTTGTAATACTCTTCATTGAGCTCAAAGCCGACAAAGTGCCGCTTGGTACGGATGCAAGCGATAGCCGTTGTTGCGCTACCCATAAAAGGGTCAAGCACGGTATCGCCAACATAGGATAAAAGCGAGAGACAACGATAGGCAAAACCAACACTAAAGTTGCACTTGGTTAAACCATTCGTCTCTGTCTTCACATCCCAGCGTCCTCTCGTCAGCGAGATAAACATATCCTTTGAGATGTCCGACTCGCCCTTCTCGGCCTTGTTCCATTGGTCTTTGTAGTCGATAAGGATGCCCTCGTATGGCGAATTGATGTAAGGCGAAGATGCTGACATATAACTGCCCCATGCCGTCTTATTGGCAAGCGTGATGTCCGGCCAAACAGCAATAGAATGATGCTTGAAGCCGATACGATTCATTATGCCATTCAGTTCTGATATTGGGCTTGTGCGAAACTCTGACGTGCCGAGTGATAAGTAATGGTTGACCGCAATACGTCCGTCCTTTTTCAGCACTCGGTAGCATTGCGAAAGCCATTGCTCACACCATTGGTAGTATTCATCCCACGGCAAATCGTCCTTGTATGTGCCGTAGTCAATGCCAATATTGTAAGGCGGAGATGTCACTACCAAGTCCACACTCCCGTCGGGGATGCGTTTCATCCCTTCAAGACAATCCATATTATAAATTTTGTCAAACTCTATCATATTTCAATAATTTTAAAATGGCAATGGAGACGAATCATGCTTGAACTGTGCCCAATAGGTGTCATCGTTATCAAATGTAGGGGTAACTGTAGGGCCTAGGACTATACTTTCAGGCGCAGCAGCGTTTTTATCGAACTCGGGGTTCGGTGCAAAGGTCTGAGATGTAGGGGCAGTATAGGTGTATTCCTCTCCTTCGTTACTCGGCATCAAGTCCTGCAAGAAATTGGAGTTATCCCATTGCATTTCTTTTCCGAACTCATAAGCCGAGTATCTGCCATTGTTGATATTGTACTGCAATTTAGCCTTGCCAATCTCGCCAAGATGTTTGAACTTCACTTTGTTGGCTATTGCAAGCACACACATCTCCTGAACATCCCTATGAATGGTAATACCGAAATCAGCTTTGGCGTAGAAGGCACTTGAACCGCTAATGTCGTATAATGTCGGAGGGTCATAGAATCCCTCTTTGTTTTTCGGCAGTTTAGTAGGGTGAGCCACGAGGATAAGCAGCACTCCATGTTTCTGAGCAAAGTAAGTGAGCTTATCAAGAAACTTGCTGATATAAACTGTTTCTCTCTCGCTGCCATTGTCGTGGTCTAATCTGTTGTAAGGGTCAAGAACAACAATCTTGCATCCTTTTCTGTGAACGAAAGCCTTGGCTTTTTCGAGCACGTTGTCTACCTGACAATTGTCGGTCGGGTAGATGAAGAAGAAATTGTCATTGATGTATTCCGCAGCCACCTCGTATTCAGCTCGTGACATTCTGTTTTCACGTTCTTTGGAGAACGGCTTGCCTATTAGCTTTTCGGATATTTTGGCGATGTGATAGGTTATCGGGAAGTTCTCGGGACTGAAATAGACTGTCTTCCATCCGTATCTTTGGTTGAGCATCACTGTCATGAAATCCACGAACTCGCTCTTACCTGATGTCGGAATGCCTGTGACGATACAGACTCTACCCGTCTCGAATGAGCATATATTATCAAACTCAGGGAGTCCTATTGTGACGCCTTTTTGCCATCCCTTTTCGTATAAGGCATCCAAGTCAGCCTTGAGGTCGTTGACTGCGAACACGCCGTCTACGGGCAGGAAATCGGCTTTTAGAAGAACTTTTTTAAGAGTCTCTTTGTCGTACTTCTGCAATACGTCATTGGCATCCTTACAGCCCTCTCCGTAGTCATTTATAACCTTGCAGCGGTCAATACCGAAACGTCTGACAAGTTCGTCTTTGAGTTCCACACCCCTGGTGTCGGTATCCGATGCAATGTAGATTGTTTCCTTGTCATCGAAATACTCCGCCATAAAGTCATCGAGCCAATCAAGGTTCTTATGACCTCCGCCCGATGGGACGCTGACGACGCTTGTATAGCCTATCTCGTGGAAGGAAAGTGCATCGAACTCGCCTTCAGTCCAAATGCAGTATTTTTGACCTTTAACCGAGTCTATGTTATATGGGATGAGCCTTGCCCCGCTAACAAATTTAAATTTCTTGTCGTGCGTCTTAAATTTTGTGTTTATCAATTTGCCGTCAAGATAGTAGTTGAATTGGATGGTGTTGCGCATTATCATCCCTTCTCCCGGGTCATCATCCTTGCGAGGCATCATTTCCATGCCCTCGGTAATGCCGCATTCTGTCATTGTTTTGACGCTTATACCACGTTTGGCAAAGTGATTGATAAATTTCTCGGAATATTCCTTGGTGCCTTTTTGCGTGGGCACTTTGTACTCGATAGGCTTTTTAGGCTCAGGTTTATGCTGTTTCTTCCATTCTTCCATACGCTGTTGTTTTTCCCAATCGTCCTCCTCTGCGACGCAGCCTGCCCAACCACAATTATGGCAGTTGAACTTTCCGTCGTCGAGGTTTATCGACAGGCATTTGTCGTATTTCTTCTTACGGTCGGCGCTGCATTTCGGACAAGTCGTTCTGACTTGACCGCTCATCCTTCCGTAAGGGATTTCTATTCCGTATTTAGACCAATTGAAAAACATAATTTTAAACTTTTAGATTACCGTCCACTTGCCATTGACCCATGCTTCGTTGCTATATCGTCTAGGTGGTGCATCATTGGGTATTGTTATTATGCCCGAACCGTATGT